AAACACGATTTTTTAGTTGTGGCGAAGTAACATATTTGTAACCAAAGTATGCACCGCCCAACATTGACGCGCTAATAATAAAACTTAAAATAGATAATATTTGAGAAATTTTCGTCATGAGATCAGCCCTCGCCCGTGCATTAGTACCTGTAACAATTATAACCTTCTGTGGAATCTGTGCATTAGCTCCCCTTTATGTGGGACTATCAATAATTTCTACCAAGGTACACCAGAAGTCTTAGTAGGTGTCTTTGATTCTGTTATCTGTGCAGCAATAGATGTTTCAATAGCTGTTACTTCATCAGAACCTAGTGCAGCTTTAGCCCATGCGATAGCATTTGCTTTTGTAATGTCTGCATAAGCAGTAAAAGAACTACTATCAGCAGCAGCAAGGCCTACAGAACCATAAGCAGAGCCACTATGTTCTACGGCAGAATCGCCACTTCCTACGGTTTCAGAGTTACTAGCAGTCCAATGAACAGTAGTAACAACATCAGATAGAGAACCTACAGTTTTTGTTGCGTCTAAAGCAGCAATATCCCAAGTAACAGCCATAAAGAAAAGTATTTAAATTTATTTTACTTTGATTCTACCGTCTGAACAACATCACTAAGTTTTTCTAGCTGTTTTAAAGCTCCCTGATCTTCCATAATTGGTTGCATGAGTTGATTTTTTTCTGCAACTTTCTGTTGTATTTCTTTTTCAAGCATTTGTGCTTTTGCAATATTTAGATCAAGACGAGTTTTTGTTTCGTCATAAAGTTCTTGAGGTGTTGCCATAAAATTAATTCAAGTAATCTTATTATATTAACAAGCCATTAAAACACAAGGATAGGCTTTACTACCATCAGCATAAGTGGCTGTTGCATTGGTAGAAATAATTTTAGCAATAGTTGAACTTCTGATAATATCATCTGCCTGTGGTTTTGCTGTTCCATCACCAGCAGAAATCATTAAATCACCTCTTGAAACAGTAGTTGATGCTGCAACTCTGATTACCATATCCCCTGTCATTGCAATAAAAAAATCGTTTGTATAATAATCATCATTTTCATTATCCCAAGTCCAAAATACCCCTGCTACATCCTTATCACCTTCAGTATCAGAAATTTTTGTCATATTTAATTGTTGATTCTCTTCAGTATGTGCAGCTTTTTTAAGATCACCTACTTTTTTGCCTTCTGGAATTTGATTGTCTGTTTTATCTTGTTCTGTATAGAATTGATCTGGATAAGACCAAACACATAAATCATCAAGGTTGCTCATTACAGTTCCTTGATAAATAGTAGGTCTTGCTGATTTATCAGTAGTAGATATTCCTTTAAATTGTGACCATCTACTTAAATGACCTCCATTGTAACTAACAGTTGAACCCGAAACTGAAATAGAACCTTCTAAACTTGTGGCTTGATAGAACTGAACTAAATTTCCATCACTAGATAATCGGTTAATGTTAATTATTGGCAATCCATCGGTAGTACCCAACAAGCGTCCATCGAAGGCCATAGTTATGCCTTTACTTCCGAGGTTTATGGTAGTACCCTCTTTACCAACGAGCCAGTTACCATCATCGTTCAATCGCGCCCGCTCTACCAAGGTTGCAGTTGCGCCTGCTGTACCGCTTGCTGCATTAGAGAAAATTAACTGTCCGCCGCCAACACTTAACTGACCAGCAGTTGTATTTGTTCCTCCATATTTGTGGTTAGAGCCATCAAAAAAAGTATTTGATCTTAAATCTATAGTTACATTATCTGTTCTGCCTGCAAGTCCGCTTCCCTTAGTGGCTAAATCAATTCCTTTATAAGTTCCACCAAAACCTGAGATATCTGTTGTAGCTACACCTACATTACCAGACGTATCTATACGCATTCGTTCTGTAGCAGCAGTTACGTCAAAAATACGAAAACCATCTGTTGCACCATCTATCTGAAGATCATAAGCACGTGCATCGTTTGTTAATCTGAAACCCGGAAATGAATTTGCAGCGGTACATTCAACATGAACTCTTGCTGGACTTACTGTATCTTTTAGATGTAATAAAGCATCAGGAGAAGCGGTCTTCATTCCTACTCTTTCAAGACCAGCATTAATATAAACTAGATTTTGTTCTGTATCTCCTTCAATTCTTACGTCGAAATCTGCTCCTGTGTCATTTATAGACATACCACCAGTTGATATTGAAATCTTTTCAACACCACCAGTTGTAATATCAAAGGTATCAGCCGCACTTGAAAAAATTCCAGTATTTAGATCATCTCTAAAAGCTAAAGCGGGTGCAGTTTGTGACCCATCTTCAAGAGTTAAAGTTCCATCTAATTGAAATAATTCTATCCATCCATCATTAGCAGAATTTCGTATCTTCATTACTGCGTTAGATGTATCAGCCCACCATTGATAAGCGTATTTTGTTGATGGCTCTGAAGAGTTTGAGTTATTACTTACAATTGCAGCAAGGGCATTATTTAAATCTGTTCTAAATGCCGCACCTGATTGGTTGGCTATTACATAATCATGTGTTGCCATTACTAAGTCCTTTTAATATAAGTATATGATAGTTGATAACTTAAATATAAACATATTTACCCTCCTTTACCAAACCCGATTGCTGTATATTTAAAACTCAAATCTTTTAAACCGCTACTACTTCTTGTCTCAATAACAAATTGTGTTCCAGTAATCGAAGTTATGTTGAAAAAATCACCGCTTGAAGCACCTTCAAGTGTTATTCCGACAGTTGGAAGAAATGCTGTTGTTGAACCTCCCAAAGAACCAGTTCCCGTGAAAAATGGGTCTGCAAAAGTGACTGTTTTCGCAGAACCAGTTGTCGCGCATTGACTTGCAATTGCTGAATTTACAGTTTCAGTTCTTCTTTTCAAACTCGCTTCATATCCAAGTTCGGTAACATTAATATTTTGTGCAGGGTCATTTGATGTTAATTCTACTTTGAATTTAAATCCTCTTGCTCTATATTCTCCATTTGCAAAGGTATTAAATTGTGAGAAATTAGCCCCATATGTGCAAGAAGTTCCGCTTGAAATTGTTGCGCTTGCGCTTGCGGTAACTGTAAAAGAGTTTGCGTTTGGAACTGTTTGAATTACATAATTACCATCAGCCGCACTTCCCGCAGTAAAATCAATTACCACTTGATCGCCGACAGCATATCCATGCGCGTTTTTTGTAATTGTAATTGTAGTACCACTTTGTCCATAGGTAGCGGCTGTTGATGTTGTCGTGTCCAATTCTGTAGTCGCGACTAACAATTTGGCGTTAACATCTTCTGCCAAAGTTCCGTCAAATTCAGTCCAAGTATCAATATTTGCAGTTCTGGAATCAATAAGATCATTCGGTAAAAGTCCAGAAGTTACAAATCGTCTTTTTAAAGTAAGGTTAAAAATTGCACCCATTTCAATAATATTTTGAAATTCATAAGTACCGCTTGAATTAATTGGGCCGGCAAAGTCTATATTTGATAAATCATCAATATTTTGCGTTATGTCGTCAAATAGTAAAGTTCCATCTAATAAAAGACCATCAAAATCTGCGTCATAAAATGTATTTACTTTGTTTCCTTGAAATGGCGGCGAATCTGTGTCTTCTCTTTCTGTAAGTATTATTTGATTAGGCTGTGGGTCTGGTTGCGTAACAATTATTCTTGCGGCGTTATCTGATCTTCGTCCTCCATCATCAATAAATTTAATACTGTAAGTTCCCGTTAAAGCGGGAACCAATGTTTCACTTATATTTCCTGAAAGTTTTGGAATAATTTCTGTTGAATTACTAAATGTTGCAACAGCGGGGTCAACAGATGGCGTATGCCTTACTGAAATAGAGCCGCCGTGGGTCACGTCAATGTCTGTTGCAGGGTCAAAACGTAGTCGTACAAAGAGGTCTGAAACAGGTTCAACTGTTAAACCTGTGGGGTCTTGTGGAAGTGCAGTTTTACCAACAGCGTTGAAAGTAAGATCATTTGAAGTTGCAGAAAGTTGCGCAGATATGTTGTAGCTGAAAACTTGAAATTCATAAACCCCAAGTTGACTATTTAATATTTCAAAATCAGGACTTGAAACTTTTGTTGATACAAAATTTCCATTATTAAAACGATAATTAACTTGATATTCAACAACTCCTGTTATTGGTTGCCAACTGATAATTATTTTTGAAACAGCTTGATTATTTATCGGAACAATTGTTTCTACCGCTGAAAGGTTAGAAGGGGGTGGTGTTAATTCATTTAAATTTGAAACATTTCTAACAGGTAAAGTTTCACCATCTTCAATAAAATCATATTTAGTATCAATGTAAGATAAAGCTGTAATCGTATAATTTATTGAATCTGTTTCTTCAACTGTAATTACCCTGAATTTTTGCGATTCAATTGTAGAATTTTGGATTAAATATATTGTGTTTGCATTTGGCGTCTGTGAAAATGCTTCAGAAACAGTAATAACGCCATTAGTAATATCTGAAATATTTTTTGTCTCAACTGTACCATCAGGCAAAATTAAAGATAAGGTCGGGCTGTCAGTTGTTGGTAAATCTGTATTTTCTGTATCGTCAACTGTAACAACAGTTGTTGAAGTAACGCTTTTTAATCTTCCTGAAC